GGCACAATGTCCCATTCTATCCGCTTCAGCAGCACAATAGTTTTTATGTAAGTGAACCCAGTAATAACCTTGGCCATCGCTGTTTCTATAATCAATAAAAACATCCCCCTCTTCCTTAAAATTAGATTCTGATTTATATGATAAACTATCGTGCCATTCTTGTGCTTGTGCATATGCATCATCAAATGTTAGTTCACGAATGTTTAATTGTTCCCTTCTTGGAGCACGAATCCAGTGCATGATATATTCATACTTTGATTTGTAATCATTGGCCCAGAAAGAACCTAAAGAATTTCGACCAGTTGGTGATGATTGATTAAGTAAATTAACTATATATCTTCTTTTATTTGCATAACTATTAGGGTCATTAACCACACCAATGGCTCCCGTTTTATCACTAGGCATTGGTGTTGGCGGGGCAGTTACAGGTGCTTGATTACCATATTCTTGAACCATTTTATTAACAAATGTTTGAGCAACCCAAATAGAAAGTTTATCACTTATTTGATGAAATTCATTAGCCCATGCGTCATTGAAATTAAAAGTATTTTTAATTGCTTGTCTTTTGTCCGCTTCTAATAATACCGATTCAGTCACTGTTGACGCACTTTTTTGAGCCAATGCCGCATATATTGGTGCGTTTCTTTTCTTAATACTATTCAATAAAGATTTTAACCCAGCTTCATATGTTCCGGCTTCAGCATAACTGTTACCATCAGCATTTTTAAATTCATTTACTAAATCAGATGCTGTTTTACCACCAACCAAATATCTTCTAGCGATTAAACTATAATATAATTTAACACCATCTTCAAATGACGCTTGTGGATTTTCTTTTTTACCCGTGTTACCAACGTTGAATGGATTCTTAGTTCTCATTGGAACGCTATCAGCAGGGGAATCAATACCACCCTCAAGAGTTAATTGTGCCAATGCTAATTCTGGTGGTACATATTTTCTAAATGTTTTAAAAGCATATACCGCACCATCTGCTAACATTTCACCGGTAACTTCAGCTGTTGGGTCTCGATAGTCAATATAGTTTTGACAAATTTTTGCATATGCTTCTTTACCCTCAATTGTATTTAGATCAAGGTCAGTAAATGCTGCACCACCTCCAGTTGAAATAGCTGGGTCAATATATTTTTTTAAATCTTCAGATGTTACACCCCTAGCTTCTAGATCTTTAACTAATTGGGCTACCATTTCCACTGTAATTACTGTTGCGCCAGCGGCAGCACCAGCAGCTCCAATACCTGCGGCTAAGTCAGCATCAGATGCTCCAGCTTTGTTTGAAACGTGTAGGTGATTGTAGTGATTACCTCCTGTGTATGTTTGCCATAAAACCGCTTTAGGGTTTCCAGATTCGCTATTCCAAACATAACCTAAAGCAACTAGAGCGTCTTTTAAAGCATTTCCTAATTCTCTAAATTGTTTATTACCATTTACTCCGTTAGTCGCGTTAGTTGATATACCATTTAAAATACCAATATCTACCGCAATACCAAAATTGTGTCTACTAACATTTCCAGTAGTTGTTAGGTAACTATGGTTAGCTCTTGCTGTTGTTATTGTTGCTACAACACCAACAGCCGCACCTGCTTTATTTATATCATCCAATAACGCCTGATTAACCGCATCATTTTTGGTTGAGTCGTTATCAAATTTAACATTTGAATATGATGTGTCTTTAAGAGTAACCATATTCATTTCAAGAAGTTGTGATTTTCTGAAATAACCCAGTATTGATTCGTTTAGATTTTTATCAGATTTGTATTTGTTTATAGCTGCCGCTGTTTCAGGGCCAAATAAACCATCTGTTCCGAATCTGGGCATTTCGTAACCCAATATTTGAAGACCAATCTGTACTGCTTCCACACCTTGTTGGTGTACCATTTCACCTAACTTTTGTTCGGTAATTGGTGAATTGATGCTTCTTAATATTTTAAAAAAATCTTCAACATTATCACCAATGAAATCGGCGGTCTCTGGAACGTCTTCTTGTTTTTTTATAACAGGAATCTCTAAGCCAGAAATAAAATCTTTTACAGCAGTTACACTTTTGTTAACGAAGTTACCCCCCTTTGATATTAAATCATCAAGATAGTCTTCATTAAGTTGATTTTCTTTAAGTTTTGCTTTAATTCTAGCAATTTGGTCTTCGGTTACAGTAATTTTCATCTATTATAAATATAATAAACCATGAGTTTATTTACATAATTTGATTCTTATCATCCTCATTATCTTCATCTCCCCAATTAAGAAAGTCTTCCCCCTTATAATCAGGATGGTTTTTCTGCATATAGTCGATACCTTCAACCCATCTCCATGAGATTAGACCAACAATCACACCCATTATTGCAAACACTAATAAATGTCCCATATTATGTTAAAAAGTTTAAAATTTTTTCTTTTATACCTATTTGTTTGATACCCTCACTACCTTTAGGTGTAAGGACAAAATTACTCAATCCCCAATCCATTTCCATGTCTCCCCAGGATTCATGGACTTGTGGAATCCCCATGTTTAAATCGTCAATCGCAACCCATTGAGTAACCTCCGGATGATCTACCAAATACTGTTGAATTTCAAGTGACCTTTCCTGTTCCAACATCCATCTTGGTGACCAAGCGAATGTATGTTCATTATAACAGGTACATTCACCAACACGTTTGGTAAACGCTATTGGTTTCTTTTTGATCCCCTGTGACTCATAATACTCACCCATCTCCTCAACAGTGGCCCATCTTTTCCAATCAGATGAGACAACAATCTCAGCACCAGTTTCTTCCAAAATTTCATTTAAAACATCGATTGCTTTCTTATTAAAGTTATCAAATCTAGCATCAACCGGTAAACTAGTAACCGATTGACTTAGTTTACGTTTTGCTTTTTGTTGTTTTTTAACTCTTCCGCCCCACTCAGTAGATAAACATATTACCCCATCATGGTCTAAAAATATTACCTTCATCCTTTTAATTTATTTATAATAAACCTAATTGTTGTTGCTACTCCTAATAGCATAAACACTCTAATTGGCCATTCTGGTGTGTTATGGATTTCATGCAACATCCAGGTAATATTCATAAAAACCCAAGAGAATAATGTGATGTTCAATAATCTCTTATCTTTTTCCTTAATTAAAAGAAATATGGTTAAAAATGCTGTTGGGAAAATCATGAATGTTGCTAACACATTTAACTTTAAACACCAAAACATGTCTTTTAGCAACCACGAAATTACGTGTAATTCCTGTAGATCCAAACTATTTTTAATAAACTTGATCATTGTCTCTATTCATATTCACCCACACACCTTCGGATTGTATTGTAGGTTTGTTGTTTCTATCAATCATAACCCATTCAACTCTTTTCAAATCCCATGGCATAAAACAATCCAATACTTGCTCAAATGTGAAACATTTACAGCTATATATGTCAAATTGAACCATTGGTAATTCATAATGATCCCATATGTGTATTGATGCGTGGGATGTTGCTAATGTAACAGTACCAGTCAAACCTTCGTTACCTGGATCAGAGACATATACACTAGTAGGCCCAGCAACCACTTTCATACCAACGGTTTCAACCAAGTTCACAAACCATTTATTTAAAACATCCACCTCTTTCGGTGGATTAACTACCCAACATTTAAGTAATAAGTGTTGGTGATAAGGGACAAATTCTTCTTGCATTAATATGTTTTTTACTATACATATATATCAAGAAAAATAGTATTTTTCCAGGTTAGATAAAATAAAAAATCTATGTTTTTTTGTTAGAATGGTTTTTAATCAACCACCACGTGTGGATCGTCAATACAGCAACGTTAACAAATATGGTAGGAGTGTTACTGATTAAACAACCGTAAGCAATCCAAGCGATTGAACCGATCGAATTGATTACTCTTAATTTAATCATATCCTTAACCGTGAAAGATATTAGCACGATTAATGACGCAACAAATCCTAATAAATCAACCATTTTAATCGTTAACCACTTTTAAACCGTACATCAAATCAAACATACCAAATTCATATTCCAATCGATGCTTTCTGATTAAATGTTTTTTCATTAACTTCAAACAATATTCTCTCCATTCGGAATGTTGTTCTTTAGTTAACGTGTTGTTTGTAAACCAATTAGGATCTTCTTTAACATCTTCAATTGTTTTTCCGACATATTGAAGTTGCTTGTTGATCATGTGTTCAACAACATTGTCTCTCGTGATTTTTTGTTCTTTTTCCATACCTGTTTTTATTTAAATATATCCATGAATTTTTTTGCGGGTCTTTTTGTTTTAAGTTTTCCGTCAGGAGTTTCTTCCATAAGTGGTGCTCTCCAGATTTCAAAAGCAATCCAAAGACTAGTACAAAACATAATCAAAGCTAAAATTTTCATAACTGTTGGTTTTTAAGCTGTTCAACATATTTTGATTTCCAAAATTGCCACCATTTTCTTTTTACCATTGGCCTGCATTCAGAAAATGGGTTATCACCAAAAGAAACTTTATTCAAATACTTCGATGTTAGTACATTAAAAAATATCTCATGATGTTTCTTATCAATCTTTGCAAAGTCTGCACTAACTTCAACTGTTAATGTTACTGGGCCATCTTCTGTGTAAATAATGAATTGTTCATTCAATTTCACAATTGCGCTTGTTTGAATATTCATATATGCTCCGCTACCAATATGATATTCACTAGCATTTTCACTCATACTATTCTGTTTGTGTGGTTAATATTAATTCAAATTCGTCAGCAGCCTTTTTATTATTTTCTTTTAAAAGTTCCAACGCAATTTGATATCTATTCAATTCGATTTGTGTTGGGAACATTTCATCACGTAAAGAATCACGTGATTTTTCAGCTAGCCTTAAACTATCTTGGGTTTTTTTTAATTTTATTTCTGAGTCGCCTAGTTTCCTCCACCCTTCTGCTAAAAAGAATAAAAAAGTGACGCACATTAATAATGCTGCCGCTAAACTACCTCTTAATAATGTTTTTTCTCGCATTAATCTAAATTTTTAATATCAGATAATGTTTTTTCAACTTCTTGTTCTGAAAGATAACCAAGAACATCATCAGTAATTGGTGTACCATATGTGATTTCACCATCCTTACCAAAGACAGCAAGTTCATACAAACCATCTTTACCACCATAAGTGTATGGCCCCTGAACAACACTTGCCCCATAACCATTTGGAAATTGTACTATACATTGTTTTCCCATTCCCATTGGATGATCTTGGAAGCTCAGTTCTTGAAATGTCACTACGTCGTAGCTGTTTGGGAGTCTTGTTGTTGTGTTCATCTTTTAGTTTTTGTGCGAATGCTCGCGTTAAATAATAATTCATAACTAAACGTCATAGTTTTTATAATAAAATCCTCTGACTTCTTTACCCAATTCCATGTCGTTTGAAAAATCTTTTATAAAACTTTTTGGAATTGTAATCATATCTCTTTGGCTTCCCTTGTTATAACACCTGATACAATGTTGGCCCACGCCTTCAACGTAACCGGTGCGAAAATCAATATGAGTTTCAAATTCGTATGGTGTTTCAGCGCCACATACAACGCATTTTTCTTTTGGCATAAATCATAATTTTATATTGGTTTAGAAAACTTCTTCAGCTATACCTAACAATTCTGCTAAAAATAACATTATTGCCGTGTTGCCAAATTGTTCGTGAAATAAAAAATAACAAGCCGTGATTCTTAAAACACTTTTAAATACACTTATCCAAAAGTGGCTGTTTGTTTTTGATTCTTTCTGTTGCATAAATCTAATATAGATTATTTTTTTTGAAATTCAAAATCAATTTTTATTGATCAGCATTGATATCAAAACTAATTTGATATGCAATAACCAACCTCTAAAACTATTTTCTCTTTGATAGTCTTTGTACTTTTCCTGGTAGTATTTTAGTGCGCTCATGATATTATGGTTTTCTGGGTATAAAATTATAAATAATTCTTGAAATTACAAAAAAATTTTAAAAAAGTTTTAATTAATTGATTATCAACGATTTATGAAATCATATTTTATCTTTACTGGAGATATATGAGCAAATTTCTTCATTCTTTCTGATAAAATTTCAACAGATAATTCAAAATCTGCAGAAATATCTTTATTGGTTTTACCCCTGGCTTGGTTTAATGTTCCCTTTCGATATTGTACATTTATTCTTTTTTTACCGCACGAAATTGCAATGTGATAATATAGTTGACCCATTGGAAATTGTTTCGCCATGCAGTTCTTCATCAATAAACCTTCGATCTTAAATTGATCTTCGCTTAAAATCATCATAGGTTTAAATGTTAAACCAGAATATTCAATAGGTTCTTGGATTTCATTTGCCATGTCTTCAGGAACATAGTACGCTGTTTTATATCCAAGCTTTATATGTTTCTTATGGAGTTCCCATTGCTCGTACAATGAATTTAATTCAGTTGCTGTTCTAGCTTTTATTTTTACATTTAAACCATTCTCTGTTAAGAACTTTTTTAAAATGAATAGTTTCTGAATGGTGATTAAAATGTTATCATTAAAAATTATTTGCTCAGCCTCGGAATATGTTTTTAAAGAGTTTGCTATTGCTCTCTTCTCGCTCTCATTCTCACAAGTAAATGGTTTTGAATACTTTACCTCATCGGATGATATTGTTTTCCAATCAAAATCTTTTATGTAATCAATGTAGTTGTCACCAAACAACGAACAAATGAATCTCAGTGATTTTAAATTAATCTTCTCGTTTTCTTTTGATCTTGTTGATAATGCACCGATTAGATATCTACTCTTGATCCCATATTGATCTAGAACCGCCGGGACAAATTTGTTTTCATTTAACTTAAGCCATTTGTTTTTTGGAAAAACATATCTAATATCCCAATAAACACTATCATGCGCTTTGATCTTTTTGATTTTTAATATGTAATCAACAAACATATCATATAATGGGTTGAGGTATGAATCTTTTTCAACCACAATTGGCATTTTTAATTCATTTGAGAAGATCTTGTACATATCAATGCATGCTCTCTTATACTTTACCCCCCAGAAATTGAAACGCTTCTCACCAGTGTAGAAGCCTCTTTGCGTTAACTCTAATAATAAGTCGAAGTTGTTTTTGGAAACCCTGTTGGTTGTTTTATATAACGAGTATTTGTTTTTCTTATTGTTTATAATCCTATAACCAACACTAAAAGAACCGTTAATTTTATTTAGAACTAAATTATGTTCAAACGTTAATATATTCTTATCATCAAGTCTAATGTACTCTAAAATATACTTTGATGTATAATGTAAATAAGTTTCATCCCCACTTAAATTAAGCTCACAATTAGATTTAAGGTTATTTTTTTGTTCAATTTTTTCTTGATTGTAACTATATAATAATTCCATCTACATACCCTTTTGAGTAATATAGATGGAATTATTTAAAATGTGTAGTTTAAAACAACGCTAACCGATCCATCATTTGAGCGAACTCATCTTTTGGGGGTGGGGTTATTTCTATACCGTTAATTACCAAAGGTATTTTCTCTTTACCAGTTGATTTAATTGAACCTTTATATGTTTGTATTCGTGCTGTTAATTCAGTCAAAACGTTTTCAAATCTTTCAGGCGGCTTAGCGTTACAGTAGTATTTGGCTTGTACCAATTCTTTTGTTTTAGTACTGTACTCGCAAGTAACTCGCTCGCTCCCAATTTCACTACCTTCGCGAATTGATACTATTAAAGAGTTTTCTGAATCAGCATAACTTGCAACACAATGGTGCATGTGTTCTCCTTCCTCACTATATTCTGCATCTGTTTTTAATATCACAGGATAATATGCAGTTGCACTCAAACTTTCATTATCATCAGTGTGACCAACGATAGTCCTTTCAATAAAATCTAACATTCGTTTTTCAAAAGTGTATTGAATTGAATAGCCTTTTCTGATGGTCCTTTCAATTTTCGATAACTCCAAATGTTCGTGATGAAAGTCAATTTCATTTGTTGCTTTCATTTCAGTTTCTGGTATATAATTTCTTATTTTAGCGATCATGTTAAAGTGATCATCAAATTGTCTAAACTGGCTCCCTATCACTCGATTAAATGCCTCCTCGTTTTGGCCATCTTTCCAAGTTCCATCAAAGTTTAAACTATTACCAAAAATCTTATTAATCATTTTTAGTAGATTAGTTTTTTCTTTGCTTGTTAATTCATATTCGAATTGATTATGAAAATAATGGTAAGCGGTTTCTAAACCATTTATGGTTGACCAATCTTTTTTCCATTTTATGTTAAGAAAATTTGGGTGAATGTTTGATAAGTATTTTGAGATGTTTTTATAACCAAAATACTTTGCCAGCAATAGTATTTTCTTTATATCAAAATTTTCTACGTGCATCAACTTAATCATAGATTTGGTTTTCAACCCCAATCTATCTAAAATAGATACAATTAGTTTATTATCGTTTCTTTTTAAAAATGGCTTTGTTGGATACCATTCCATCAAGAATTCTTTATAATTGTTTGGTGCTTTAATGTTATTTTTTTCTAGGAATAACTTCATTACCCAATCAACAAACTGACTAACCTGCGCGGATTTACCGGGAAGATCGGTAGAAAAATATTTTTCGTTTATTTTTAAATGTTCGGCGATCACATGGAAAAAATGATTACTAAATTCAACATCATTTAATTCTCTTTTTAATTTTTCCTCTGTAATGGTCATGCTATTTTTTTCTTTATTATCGTTTAAAGAAAAATAAATTATGGTAGATTGATCGAAAATAGTATTCATTACATTTTGTAAATGATTAAAACTATTTTGTCTAAAAGATTTTGTATCCCCAGAAGTATCATAGGTTACAAAGTTTCCTGTTTTTAGATTGAAGTTAAAACCAATTGCCGTTTTTCTTCTTTTAAAATATTTGGAATTGATCATTCTGGATTTTGAATGTCTATACGCCCTAACGCAAATTCTATCCCCGTCAATTCTAATTGATCGTTCAATTAAAAATAAATTTATATTAGCAAATGGATTTCCGTAATGACGTTTTATTTGTCGATCACTGGTTGTAAAATGTACGTTTGATTGGCGAGAATGTAGTGGTACTTTAATCTCTGATTCTTCGTGATTATAGAAGTACTTGGTATTTCTTTTTTTACCATATTTCTTACCGTGCAAAAACAAGGTATCCGTTAGCTTGGATTTTGTATCATCAATTTCTTGTAGAAACCCATTAAGTTTAAAAAAGCCATCCTCTTGATCTGAAAATGTCATTTTAAAATTATCATCTATATCAGATATGGTTGAACCACAAAGCTGTGTTATTTCGTTCATTGGTTTCAAATGAGCTGGCTTTTCACATATATTTGAATAGTCCTTGTAAACGGAGATAGTACCGTAGTTGAATCTTTGGGTTAGTATGTCTTTTTTCATCTGTAGGTAGTTTGTTGACAAATATACTAAAAAAATACATAAAATATGTATTTATATAAAAAAATATTATATGGCAAAAGCAAAGGGTTCCTCAGCTAGTTCAATGAAGATTAGCTTTGGCAAAAAAGGGAAAGGAAAAGCTAAAAAGAACTACGGTCCAAAAGCTCAGAAACCTAAAAAATATAGGGGTCAGGGCCGTTAATTAAGCCTTCCAGAGCCTTTGTAAGCTCGTTTATATTTCGGTTCATCTAAACTACTAATCTTAACGCCCTCGGCTCTATTTGCGGCGTGTACAAACCTATTATCCCCAATATAAAGCCCACAGTGCCATCCACTTGGACTTTGTGTACTTCTAAAGAAAACAATATCAGATACTTTTAAACTATCTTTAGGTATTCGTATGGTCTGGCTCCACTGTTCAGCACAATTTTTACCCAATGTTTTATTATACACAACTTGATATATCTTTTTGGTGAACTGAGAGCAATCAATACCTCTCTTGGTGCTACCACCTAAACGATATCGAACACCCAACCAATCTTTTATGAATGTATCTAACTTGGCACTATCGGTGTTTGGTATTAGCTCTGTTCTATTTTTTACTTTAACGTAAAGATAATCACCATCTGTTTTACCACGTAAGAAGTTGGTGTAATCAGCAAATTGATTCTGTCCAAAACATGAGAGCCCTAACAATAACATCAGGGTCCCAAAAATCAATATTAGTTTAATGGTTTCTTTCATTTCTTATTATTTGAATTGTTATTCCAGCAGACCCAGCAGTAACTTTATACGTATTGTATCTGTTGTCATTTATCCACCCATAATCTTTAAACCTAAAAATTATAACCAACTTACCTTCAAAGTTTGCATAGATAGCATTATCCGCATAATCTATAGACGGTTGGCTAATGAATCCTAATTTCCAAGATTCTTTAAATTCTGGTTCTAACTCATCGGGGGTAATGTGAATAAACATCTTAATTTGATAATGGCGCTTTTATTTTTAAATGTGATTTATAATTTATTAATTCAAAACAATCAGGTCTATATGATAGAATTTTTTCACTAAAAGTTTTCTCTCCCAAATGTTCTTTTACTTTTTCATGCATATACCAATTTCTTTCTGTGATTTGAATGGTTGGTAAATCATATGGATCTCGATCGATTTGTTCTTTTGCTTGTTCAATATGATTTGAGTATAAGTGAACGTCACCTAAATTACCAATCAATTCATCAGGCATCATGTTTACTTCTTTTGCGATGATCTCCAATAATAAACCATAAGACGCAATGTTAAATGGTAACCCCAAGAAAGTATCTACTGAGCGTTGACTCCACATTAAAGATATCGCTCGTCTAGGTATGTTATATGATTGTAACTCTTCACTTAGACCGCCGCCGAACGGAACAATATCATTAACCATCGATTGAAACTTATCATCACCAACTTTTTTATTTAACAAATCCCATCTTTCCTCACCGCTTAACTCTCTTGTATAAATTTGAAAACCATAATGACAAGGCGGAAGAACCATATATTCTAATTCACCAACATTCCAAGCACTAACCATTAATCTTCTACTATCTGGATTTGTTTTAAGATCGTTGATTAAGGTTTGTATTTGATCAATTGTTTTATTACCCTCAATATATGTATCGTTCCCAGTTAATGGGTCTTTTAATGTTGTTTTTACTAACGTTTTGGTGTGCCACTCTCTCCACTGCGCACCATATATTGGTCCTAACTCACCCCACTCTTCCCCAAATTCATTATCTGTTTTTATTTTATTAATGAATTCTTCTTGAGTTAATGGTGTTAACTTATCTGAATCACTAAACAATTTTTCAATGTGTGGTTGCATTCCCATTATGTCACCACACATATATCCATCAATAATTTCATTAACTTCTTTAGTGTAATTTTTATATGCATCGCCATCCCAAATATGACAATCATAATCCAACAAGAACTTAATGTTAGTGTCACCACGAAGAAACCATAGGAGTTCTACCACCATTGTCTTCCAGGCCATCTTCTTTGTAGTAAGTAATGGAAATCCCTGAGACATTTTGTGCCTAATCTGACGACCGAATACAGATATTGTTCCAGTGCCAGTTCTGTCTTTCTTAACCACACCATTGTCCAAAATATCTTGTAATAATTCTTGGTACTTCTTATCTATTGTATTCATATAATCTTTTTTTGTTTTCTCTCTCAGTTTCATGAGTATATTTTTCTTTATAACCTATAATTCTATGAAACTCTTTATATGCTTCCGGGTGATATTGTTTTAAATGCTCTAATCCAAATTGATATTCAAAGATTACTTGTTCGTATCTTATTTCTTTATCATCCCAACCATTTTCATCTAGTTCTTTCTGCATTAATAATTCATTAACGAGCGACTTGAGTGAATCTTCCTCACATACGTGAGCTATTGGCGCAACATTATTATCATTCGTTTCGAAAACCTTAACACTTAAAAAAATAATAATAAGTGAAAGAACTATTAGTAAAATGTCTTTTTTATTTTCCATTATAATAAATATTTTTTTGAATTTGAAACCCAGCAAAAAAAGTAAACCATCTTATTGACATTCCGAAAGCTGGAGAAGTAATTCCTGTTTCAAAAAATGTGTCCTTTCTATAATAGAAAACAATCGTTGGAATAATAAACCAATGATATCTTTTATTATATATAAAAAAATCTTTTAAATATTTTGGTTCTTTAGTCATCATAATCTCCTGTTGTTCTTCTTAATAAACGATCTACTTCATCTTCTTTTTCACGCATTTCAATAATACGCATGTAGTAACCAGTTTTATCTTTTGGGCTATCTACTTTAACGTTTTTATCAAACCATTTACTAAACCAAGTTCCCTTGTACACAAGTACTTGACATCTTTCATTAAATTCATCTGCGTCGCTTTGATCGAGCAACCCATCATTGACTAGCTTTGATAGTACAATTTCTTTTACTTTTTGATAATTGGACATATCGTTTTCTAATGAAAACAGTTGTTGATCCATGTTATTTCTTTTTAGGTTTACGAATATAATCTAATACAATATTAAAAGATCCGAGACCTATTGCTCCAAATCCAAAATATTTCTCAAGTTCTGGGTTATTTGTGTTAAGACCGTACCTCTCAACCAATATCCCCGTTATTATCATCATTACGTAAATGATCTGTCTTAGCTTCATTTTGTTTTAATTTAGTTAAACATTTATAGATTACATGGTTCTCAGCCAGGGTAAAATGCTCCGTAGTGAGATCCAATGCAATTGTTAATAGCTTGATTGCCAAGCCTTTATCCATCTGGTCTAGAGTTTGTTCTAGTTTTTCTTCGTTCTCAAATTCGAGAATACCGTTAAAAATTGCTGTCATATTTCAAATATATATAAAAAAATCTTAAAAAACAAACACGATATTTATAGATATGCAAGTAGAGATAAACGGTAAAGTGTTCCCCGTGGAACTTATGAGATCACCTGAAGATATTAGTCAGGGTATGATGGGTAGAGAAAATCTAGATGGTTGTATGGGATTTAAATTAAAAAGAGGATTTCATAGCTTCTGGATGAAAGATTGTTTAATCCCTCTTGATATCGTTTTTGTGGTTAATAACAAAATAAATAAGATTTTTTCTGGTTGCCAACCCTGTGGTGGCGATGATTGTCAAAGATTTACAGCCGCAGCTGACATGGTGTATGAATTTCCTTCAGGTACGTGTGGTGAATGGTCTGAGGGGGACAATGTAAATTTATATTTAGGAACAAAATATAATCCAGTTTAATATTCAATTTTATTTTAAAATTTGGTATATTAATCAAAACAATAAGCAAATATTTATCTAAAAGACTTTTATTATGGGATGCGGATGTAAAAAGAAATCTGTTCAAACAACAACACAAGAAGCGCCGACACAACAAACTCCGTCGGTAACACCAACAGCAGTACAAACTACTGATGAGATGGTTAAGATAACCACCATTCTACGCGAAATGGTGAATAAGAAAAATGGTTAAAATTATCTAAACATAGTAAAATAGCGGACTCTGTCCGTTATTTTTTAACCATTTAATATATAAGAATATATATACTAATATGAAAGCAAACACAAAATTAACGACGGTAAATGTCATTGACGACGTTTACAAAAAGTTTAAAATTAATGTCATCGAAGGAAGTATTAATTTTCAAAAATTGGTAAACAGATCAATGGATCTGTACAATAAGAACGAAGAGTTCAGAAATCAAATAAACAACCACACTGGTTTAGCAACAACCGGTTCTAAGTTTTAAATTAATGAAGAAGAAAATATTATTACTATCTGATGATTTAAGAATGACGTCAGGGATTGCTACTATGTCCAAAGAATTTGTTTTAGGGACTTTGCACAAATATGATTGGGTTCAATTAGGTGCTGCAATCAAACATCCTGAGTATGGTAAGATTATTGATATCAATGATGATGTTAGAAGTAGAACAGGCGTCAAAGACGCGAATCTAAAAGTGATTCCGTATCATGGATATGGTGACATGAATATTTTAAGAAAAATATTAAATGACGAGAAGCCAGATGCTATTTTACATTTTACTGATCCACATTATTGGCAATGGCTATATGATAATGAACATGAAATTAGACAGCACACACCAATTTTATTCTATCATATCTGGGACGATTTACCCGATCCAAAATTCAATAGAAATTTCTATGAGAGTTGTGATTGGTTAGGTTGTATATCTAAACAAACATACGGTATCGTACATAGAGTAGGTAAATTAAAAGATAAACAAACCTATAAACCACTAGAGGACTGGCAAATAAGTTATGTTCCACATGGTATTAATCCAGATGTTTTCAAACCAATCGACACTGTTTCAGATGATGTGCAAAAATATATTCACGAAGATAAAGAGTACGATTTCGTTTTATTCTATAACAATAGAAACATAAGAAGAAAACAACCTAGTGATGTTATATATTCTTTTAAATTATTCTGTGATAAGTTACCAAAAGAAAAAGCTGAGAAATGTTTATTATTAATGCACACAAATCCAATGGATGAAAATGGCACCGACCTAGTTGCGGTTAAAGAAGCTGTTTGCCCTAACTATGATGTAAAATTTACTGATTTAAAATTAGAACAAGATAAACTAAATCATTTTTATAATGCTGTTGATTGCACAATTAATATTGCAAACAATGAAGGGTTTGGTTTAACCACAGCAGAATCATTAATGGCCGGCACACCAATCATCGTTAATGTTACCGGAGGATTACAAGATCAATGTGGGTTTTCATATAATGAAAATGATTACATTCAAATCGGTTCTATGCATGATAAAGACAAATACAGTAAAGAACAACACGGTGAGTGGGTTATACCAGTATGGCCATCAGCAATAAACTTAAATGGTTCTATACCAACACCATATATTTTTGATGATAGAGTTAATGACAATGATGTATCAAACGCTATTATGAAAATGTATAAGTTTGGTAAAAAGAAAAGAAAAGAAAAAGGTTTAGCTGGTAGGGAATTTATGATTAATAACTTATCAAATAAAATAATGTGTGATAAAATGATCCAAGGTATTGAACAGACTTTGGATAATTTTAAACCTAGAAAAAGATTCGATTTATATAAAATAGTATGAGCAAAAAAACATTATTATTTAGAGGGCCAGTAAAAACAAGAAGCGGCTACGGCGCACATTCAAGAGATCTGTTACAAGCATTATATGAAATGGATTTGTTTGATATTAAAATAGATAGTTGTGGTTGGGGTGTTACTCCGTTAACTGCATTAGAGAACAATAACCAATTTCATAATTGGATTGAAGAAAACATTATAACATCACTTTCAGAAACACCAGACATATATGTTCAAGTAACAGTTCCAAATGAATTTCAAAGGGTTGGAAAATATAATATTGGAATAACAGCTGGTATTGAAACTACCGTCGCTCCAAAGGATTGGGTTGATGGTTGTAACAGAATGGATAAAGTTATAACAACTTCTATATTTTCTAGAGATGTTCTTATTTCAACAGTTTACAATGAAAATGAAAAGAATACAGGTAAACTTATTAAACAATATAAAATAGAAAAACCTATTAGTGTTTTGTTTGAAGGTGTTGATCTAAATGTTTATAACAACACTTACAAAGGAATTGATTTGGATATTAAAGAAGACTTTGCATTCTTATTTGTTGGCCACTGGTTAAAAGGTGATCTCGGACAAGATAGAAAAGATGTGGGCATGTTAATCAAATGTTTTGCTACAGCATTTAGTAATAGCGAAAACAAACCAGCGCTTGTTTTAAAAACATCTTCAGCAACATTCTCAGTTAAAGAAAGAGAAAACTTCAGAAAAAGGATAGAAGACTTGGTGAAAGACATAAAGAATCCTCCGTCGATCTATCTATTGTTTGGTGATTTAACAAATGAAGAAATGAATGAAGTTTATAATCACCCAAAAATAAAATCAATGGTTACTTTAACTAAAGGTGAAGGATTCGGTAGACCATTGTTAGAGTTTACAATGACTGGTAAACCAATCATAGCATCTAATTGGTCTGGGCATAAGGACTTCTTACCAATGAATAAAGCAATCATGATCGGAGGTAAGCTTACAGAAGTTCATGAGAGCGCAGCAGACGCATTTGTTTTAAAAGATTCTAAATGGTTCACCGCAAACTATAATGAAGCTGTTGAAGTTTTTAAATTAGTACATAAAGATTATGAAAAATTTTTAGAGAGATCTGAATCTTTGAGATTGGAAAATACTGAAAAGTTTTCAATGGAAGCAATGAGAGAAGAATTTAAAAAATTAATTCAGGAACTACCGAGTGTACCAAAACAAACTCAATTGGTTCTACCTAAGCTAACAAAAATTAATTAATGAAAATATCATTTGCAATTACAGTATGTAATGAATTAGATGAAATAAAAAGATTGGTTCCATTTTTATTGGAACACAAAAGACAACAGGATGAAATTGTGATTTTATTTGATGAAAAAAATGGTAGTAAAGAAGTTTTAGATTTCTTGCTACCGTTTAATATCAAACCAAATGTACAGACCTGGAGAGGTTTAGATTGGAATAATAATTTTGCGGATTGGAAAAATAAATTAAATGATTACTGTACTGGTGATTATATTTTTCAATTAGACGCAGATGAAATGATTGACAAGTATATGGTTAAAAACATTTCAGTTATTCTTGAAATGAATCCAAAGGTTGATCTCATATTTGTACCAAGAATTAATACAGTTGATGGGATTACTCAAGAGCATATAAATAAATGGGGATGGAGAGTTGACGAAAATAATTGGATAAACTTCCCTGATTATCAAGGCAGAGTTTATAGGAAAAATATGAGCTGGTACGGTAGAGTTCATGAGAGAATAGTTGGTGGGGAAGTTTTTTCTACATTACCAATGGAAGAGAAATCATATTGTATTCAACACCACAAAACTATCGATAAACAAGAAAAACAAAATAACCTTTATACAACAATATGAAAAAAGTATTAGTGACTGGTGGTTGTGGGTTTATAGGTTCTGCATTGGTTGCTGAACTACATAGAAGAGGTGGTTATGAAATAGATGTTATCGATAACTTATATATTGGTAAAGAAGCTAAAATACCCGCGTATTCTAAATTTTTGGGTGGCGATATTAGAGTAATGGATAATATAGACGATAAACCGTATTCATGTATTTTTCATTTAGCTGCATTAAGTAGAATTCAACCATCTTTCAAAAATCCATACACAACATTTTCAGTTAATGTTGATGGGACTAAAGAAGTTGTCAGATACGCAAAAAGAAACGGATGTAAATTGATATATTCGGGTTCATCTTCAAAACATCATAACCCAGAATTATCACCTTATGCTATGAGTAAGTATATGGGTGAAGTATGGATTAAAATGGAAAAACTTATATTTGATTTAAACGCAGAAATAGTTAGATTTTATAATGTGTATGGCCCTGGCGAATTAGTAGACTCTCATATGGCCGCTGTAATTGGTCTGTGGAGAGCGGCAATCAAAAAAGGTGAACCAATTAAGATACATGGAGATGGTGAACAGAGAAGAGATTTTACACATATTGATGATATTGTGGATGGGTTAATCAGAATAGCTGAGAGTGATGAAAGACATCATGATGCTTGGGAATTAGGTACCGGAAAAAACTATTCTTTAAATGAGGTGGCATCAATGTTTAATACACCTTTAGAATATGTTAATGATGTGAAGGGCAACTACAGAGAAACGTTACGAATTAACAATGACGCTATTGAAAGATTAGGGTGGAAACCTACGGATAAATTAGAAAATTATATTAAAAGTTTGTAATGAATATAACATTTGTATTAGCAGTATTTAATAAATTAGATTTAACAAAGGAATGTTATAAACATCTTCGTGATCTATATCCAAAAGCACCACTAGCAATAAGTAGCGGTGGATCAACTGATGGTACTAAAGAATGGTTGGAATCATTAGATGATGAATACCTTTCTTTTATACACGATGATGATCGATTAACATTTTCAGACACATACAACGCTGGTATTAAATTGGTTGACACGGAAAAGATAGTTCTCATTCATAATGACATGGTTATTGGTGAGGGGTTTTTAGAAGCTATTGAAAGATTATTAAAACCAAATATGTTATTATCATATACAACGATTGAACCACCAATCTTTAAGGGACATAAACGTCCTGGCAAAGTCTTATTAGATATGGGATCTGGTTTCGATAATTTTGACCATTATCAATTCAATGAATTCGTTAAACAGTGGAATCAAAGTGATAACATATATGATGGCGCTGTTTTTTTTATGAGCGGTTACAAAAAAATGTTTGATGAGGTTGGTGGGTTTGATGGTTTTAGTTTTGTTCCAGCTTTCTGTGAAGACGATGATTTTTTATTAAGAGCAAAATTAAAGGGATATGAATTAAAAACTTGTGATAGTGCAATTGTTTACCACTTTGTTTCACAAACATCTAGATTTAGTGACGATTATAAAAAAGATAGACTTAGATATGAAGTTTCCTCAAATAGAAACTTTGTTAGAAAATGGGGAGTACAATACGGGGCGTTTATGCAAATGAGATATTGGGAAGAAAAAGAATTTAAATATAACACATTCTCAATGGGTTTGACAACAAGAAACAAAAACAGATTAATGGAGATAGAACCGTTTTTCGATAAAATCGATTTAGGACTTATTCCCGAGGATTATATTAATAATGAACAGAAGCACACGAGATATGATTTAAGGTCAAAATTCGTGCTAACAGATACCGTTGACGTTATGATTTATGAGATGGAACCATTTACAGATGATGACATCACAACATTAAGAACTCTTAGAATATCAATACCTCACTATGAACCGGGTGAATATTCAATTGGGAATATGAAGATAGAAATAAAAAGGGAGCTTATTTAGCTCCCTCTTTTTCTTTTTTAATTAATTTAAATAAGACCATGTATTTGTCTTTTGTTTTTCCCGCGTCTTTTAGATCTTGTTTGGTAATTTCGGGGTATTCAAGTTCAATTTCTTGATTTAAAAGAGTACCATACTCTTTATCAAATTCGAGATACTTTGGATTAATGACTTTTCCGATTACATTACCTTCTTCGTCTTTCATTTCATTATGCATCTTTACCCATAAACCTCCCTTACCATCATCTTCTCCATACTTTTTAATTAAATCGTCTCTCAATGAATCGATTTTGGTTCTCTCGGTTTTAAGTGTTGTTGAAAAATCACTTAACTCATATTTCAAAATGATAGATAAGTTTTGTTTTGTGAAACCCTCGTAGATCTGATCGCCAGATTGTGGATCAACATAACCATTTATTTCACTTTCTAATTGTAGAACGTCACCTAATTTTAATGTAATTTTTTCCATATAATTTAAATTCTTTATTAATATATATTTCTTTATTGAAAAAGTAAAGATTATAAAATAGTTAAAAGAGCATAAGTCATCATAAGAGATATCCAAATAATTAATGCTTTAAGATATGTCATAAACCCGGTATGGAAATACCTTTGACCTATTGGTAAACACTTATGTGATGGGGAAATCAAATATGCAGAATACTCAAGCGTAAAGAATAAAACAAAATATTCCATACCAAATACACTTGTTAGTAAACTAACAATACTTGCATATTTTGCGGATGACCCCAACATAAATGATGAAAGAAATGATATAACAGAAACCACTAATATGTACTCTGGTTTATTGTACTGTTTGATATAAGATTCTATTACACCATAATAAGAACCAACCAGATTACCTAAAATAATTACTAATCCAACAATCCATATTAGTTCCCAATCAATATAACCTAATAATTTATTCCAACTTTTAGAATAATATACCAACCATAAGGTGAAACCAGTGAAGAAACCAAAGTAATAATCTGTAAGAAAGACACACATTAATATGGTTGCTAAAAATGGCGCAACCACCATTGTAATGTTTTTAACATTGATTGGTTCGTCTTTAACTTCAATATCAATTTCATCATCTTGTAGTGATAAAATGTAATAAGTAACGTACAATACTGAAATTAAAAGTAACGGCCAGATATATGACATGAATTGCATATAAGTTAAACCCAATACCGCCATTGGTATAATAACTGTTTTTTCCAGTGGTGACCATAGATAATAATGATGTGTTGCTAGATAATCAATAATACCGAATTTCTTACGCTTCTTATTATCAATCGGCGCTATGCTGTTTAACATAGATGCTGATAATGCTACTCGACCAGGAATAGGTAATATACCGCCAAACAAAGATACCAAAAATACTACCATTCTTTTTGACTTAACTTTTTGTTCAAGTAGTCTGAAGATGTCCATAAGGTATCCTCTTTCTTTGAGGATACCAGTTACGAACATAATGAATATTAAATAGACAAGGAACTCTTGCCCTTTGATTAAAATCTCCATGCGAATATAATTGTGCTTCGTGATAAATGTGATGCGTCTGTTAAGCCGTGCATATGCTCAACGCTTAGATATGCTCTATTGTTAAAACGGTATTGTACAAGAGGGCCGAAATAAACTTCGGTAGATCCTCCGCCATAATCGTTATAACGAAGCATATGCGATGCACCTATTGTTAGGTTGTTATTTACCATCTCACCAAACGATGCGGTGTAAGCGTATTCAGGTTCTCTTTCTTCTTTTGTCCCACCTAAATTACCTTCGTAAATGGCGTTGAAACCCCAGATACCTCGTTCACCAAAACGATCTCCTAATAATAATTTAGGTTCAATTCCCCAACGGCCATCTAACATTTTAGTTTCCCAATATAATGTTGGATTACCCCAGATCTTACCCCAATCGGCAAGAGCATATCTAAACTCCCATGAGAAACCTCTCCACTTAAATTCCTTATCACCATTGTAACCATCATAAACAGTGTGGGAATATAAATCTAACTGAAGTCTTTTGCCCAAACCAAATGTAAATTCATCTCTCATTCTGATTTGGGTGGCACCATCTCTTCTGTTTCTAATATCAAACCACTTCTCGTACATTGCTGTACCAGGAGGGTTCATTACATAAACTCTAGTGGATGGAAACATTCGTATTGTTGTCCAAAGTGGTTGACCATATGGGCCAACCTTAGTCATTAAGGGGACTTTTTTTGCTGTAACAACAATTTCTTGTAATTGATTAGGGACCGAGTCCGTTTGAACTTTTGAGGTTTGTTCTGAACCTTTCTGAATTGCACTACTACTATATTGACCATATGACAACGTTGTAGTAAACAATAATGCTAACATTAGCGATAGCATTGTGATTGTTTTTCTCATTTGTTTTTTGTTTAAGAAAAGTTTATTATTAACTCAAATATAAACAAAAATGATCAAATTATAAAACGTTTCTTAAGATAATGGTTAAAGAAATTATAATCCAAATTGTGTTAAAAACTATTAATGTTGGTAATGATTTTCTCATACTGGCCCATATCAATAGCGATGATGTTGTTAGTGTTAAAAAATGTAACCACCAAATCTCTTTACCGAAAACTAAACCGGGAATTATAACAGCGGCTTTAGCCATCCAAGCAGCAAATTCTATTCTATTATAATTTGTCCAATACTCTTTATCAGAGTACATTAAGATCTTGTGAAAGATTTTTTTATAACCAATAATACCAAAAAGTATTATTATGAATGATATGTAAACTAATAAATTTATTAACATTATTTCTCAATTAAAAATATACCTAAACCATTCCAAAAGTCTTTAGAATCTTCTCCAGATGTGAATAATTGTCTAGAATGTTTTATAAATAAATTATTGTCTTCAACAAATTTTTCAAATGCTCCACTATCCCAATTCCAATCATCCATTATAATAATTGTTTCATCTGAGAAAATTGGTAACATCTTTGTTAATGCAATATACTGGTCATGGTATTTTGTTTCACCATCATAAAAAATAATATCTACATTTGATAATGATTTAAAATCAAATGTGTGATAATCTGTTTTATATACTGATATTTTTTTAACTTCACCAAATTTTTTAACATTATGTAAAAAATCTTCTTGTGGTAAAATGTCGATATTGTGTTTATAATAGTTACCTAATTTTTGACTCACCCCTTTAGGTGTTAGATTAGGCGACATAAAATTATCTATAGCGATTGAGTAAATATTATTGCCATAAATGGCGGAACAGAATGTGGCCCCTCGAAATACACCAACCTCAAGATATGTTGCATTATCAATATTGCAAATGTTATTGAGAAAAGATCTCACCTTGTTACTGGTGATTCCGTGTATATCTAAAATATCTTGAGTCAATTTAGATACCTCTAATTCACCCCATTCAATTGAATCGTCGATATGTTTAACTAAGTCCATATGATTTCTTTTTATGGTCTGCAACAATATCACAATAGTTACAATCCCAACATTGGAATTTACATTTCTTTATTTTATTTCTCCAACCCTTTAGTTCTTCATGAGGAATGCCGTCAAGATAAATGTGTGATGTATCTGATAGAACTTCTTTACCCTGAACATATGAATCAACTATTTCCATCGTTTCTTTTAAACGATTGAAACTATCCCTACCATGCATTTTGAACACATCAATATATTCCAAGAACTCATCAAACTCTTCTTTAAACGGAGGGATTGTGCCGGTCTTAAAAAAGAATGCATTGATATCTTTTTCCCATTTATGTTCACAAGTTACTTTAGATATCTCATGATGAAAGTATGGTAACTCGTTGTTTGTTCTTAAGTTATTGTATGTATAATGTTCATCCATTACCGGGCATCTACCCAAACAACCCTCATTTACAAGCAACGATATTTTCACATATCTACCTTTATCTTCTTGGTATTTTAATTGTGCTCTCTTGATGTTTTTTAGTTCTTCAACATCTCTCATTAAAATTCTATCAAGATTAATGTAATCAAAACCTTGATCGGCATTATACCAAAAGTCTTGTCCCGTTGCTACCTTTCTTAATATGGTATTTTTAATTTCCATCTCAGGAAAATGTTTCTTTAACCCCATTGCAACCCAGTGACCATGTGGTATAGTAATGCACCTTAAACCCTTTTCATATAAAGGTTTTAGATTATCAACAAACAATTTATAATTCTGAAAATTTGGTGAGATATTAACATTATTAAATGTTGCACTTATTTTAATACCCAAAGCCTTTTGAATTATCATTGCATTTTCAAACACAATGTCTTTATCCTCTTCTCTGAATACAGCGCCCATAGCATCTTGTGTAAACGGCGGTATTCTGCATGTAAAATAAATGTCATAGATCCACTCTTTATTTCTTTCTAAAAATGGATAAAATTCATTTATAAACATATCTTCCGTTAACATCGGATTAAACGGTATTGAAAATATTTTCTTTGTCATTTGTTACCTTCCATACAACCACTGCAGATCCCATTACATTCTGTTTTATAAAAAACACAATCTAAACAATCCTGTGGAATTGAATAATTTTTATGATTATCGATATAAAGTTTATCAAACTCTTCCCTCAGACCTAATATACCATTTTCCCCCGATATTTCCAAAACATTTTTGATTTTTACTTTATCTTCCAGTGGGTAACAATGGATTGAACTACCGTCCGGGAAAATATCTAACGGCATAAATCCACATATTGTTTCATACTCAGGGATTTTAAAGGTGGCAAAGTTTAATGAGTTCTCTAATACCGCTTTTTTTGTTTTACCCTCCCATAAGCATGGTGGTACCTGACAATCTGATGTAATCTTTATTTGGTTATATAAACCAAATTTAAGTATTTTGGTCATCTCTTCTCCCATCTCTTTATTGTTGATGAGATAAGTCCCTGTTAAATCTAATCCAAGTCTTATTGCGTTTATTTTACCATCTAGTTCATGGTACATCCACTTGACATATTCGTAAAAATTTCTATTCTTCCAATCGCTTGACATAGTTAACGCCAAGTAAAGTCTTGGGTGATTTTCAAATCCCCATGTATTTGCATACGCTTTATAAATTTCTAGATAGTTTTTTTTAAATAAAACCATTCTATTTTTTTCATTAAGTTCTGCAGCGTTTGGAAATGCCCATCTAATGTTCTTAATATTTTCTATTAAATAATCTCTGGTGGTTTTACTAAATAAAAAATTACTAACAAGGTTTACTTTAAACCCTCTAGCAAATATGTGATCTAATATCCCAATAAAATTTGAATGCTGTGTTGGTTCACCGCCAAGTATTGTGATTTCTTCATTAGAGTTATTTAGACGATAATGGTCGATAATTTTATCGACCATTTCTATATCCATTTCACCTAATGTGTGTTTTAATCTTGCGTCTTCTTTAGTAAAACAAAATGAACAACCTTTAGCACAAGTCCCATTTATCGCTAAATTCATTAACTATAATTTAAAAGTCCATTCTCAATGTAAGAGGAGTTGTTTCAATATTCTCATCTTCTCTTTGTTGTTTGCTCATTGCAACACCAAATTTCTCATGTTTAAGTCTATGACAGTCAGCAATAGTTTCACATGCTTTAATTCTTTCTTCTAATAGTTGTTGTTCTAACAATAGATTAGCCAGTTTTGTATTGTAACCTGTAACATTGTTAATTATTTTTTGTACGAATGTTGCTTTATCAATATTTCTCCCAGCAGATAAAATATCAATGATTGGTGTTTGATAATCTTCATCGGCAACCCAACCAAACGCTTCTCTTTTCTGTTCTTCCCATGTGTCTTTTTCTAACAAAGAGGCATCAAGCATAAGATCTTTATATCTTTCCGAGAATCTATCAGCAACCACTTTTTTCATTACAGCTTTATTGAACGCAACACTAGCCGCTTTGTCTTCATCTGTTAAATAATGTTTAACTTTTTCCGCTTCGGTCTCACCAGATTCTGCTAGCTGTGGAATTTCATCCATAATGTGCGAATTTGTTCTAACACTAATATATTCTTTATATATGTCAGCAAACACAAAACCTCTAGCAACTTCTTCTGGTATAACGATTGCTCCGAGTTTGTTTAATTCAACTCTCATGTCGTTGTATTCATCCGCTATTCTGCCATAATTATAATTTAAGTACATTCCAACTACGTGTATGTAACCCGGAACATTTCCTTGAACTTTAAAAAGTATATGTGTCATTATAATAATTTTTCTGTTTCTATTTTATTTGGTTCTGTTAATTTCAATTGATTCTTTAATGATTCCTCAATTGAGAAATTATTTGTTGTCGCTTCCGCCATTAATTGATTTATATTTTTATCAATTGATATTGTATACGCCGATGCTAGCGATAAAACTTGTTTTTGTTGTTCCGGAGCCATCATTAAGATTGAATCTAAATTACCTGTACCAATTCTACCATATGAAATCATATCTAACATAGCTTGTTTAGCCATACGAACTGTCCAGTATTCATGTTCATACTTTTCTTCCAATTCTGGATTACCAAAAACATCAATTAATCTTGTACCATCAGGTAAAATCGCGTCTTCTGTTTCTAAAAATTCTTTAATTAAATCAATAAACCCCTGTCTTTCTCTATATGCGTCTCTAAGATTTCTCTTAAATTTTCTTAGATCTACGTGTTTATCTGCAATGGTTAGATCAACCATTTCTTTTCTTTTAGGATCTGCAATAAATTCTTTACTTTCTTCATCCATTTGAATTTCAAGTTCTGCTTTTCTAACCGTATATTCAAGATGTTCTACCGCGTCTTCTCTACCTCTTAACTCTAATAACCATTGTTTTAATTTCGCATATGGTGTTATTTGTGCACCACCAACGAAATTGTACGCTTTGTATTTTGGTAGAGCAAAAGACATGTTTTCAGATATTTGCATTAATTTTTCATCAAAAGGATTATTGATGAAGTTAGATCTGTCATATTTGTAACCTTGTTCCATATTTGTTTTTTTATTTAATATACTCAAAATTTTTCATAATGTCAACTATTATCTCCACCCACAGTGTCCAGATGATGTTCCATTATTAACTCTAGGTGCTAGTCCAGTAACGGCGTTTGAACCAGTATCGGTCGCATAAACAAATTGCCAACTACTGTTATTTTGACCAGTGCCATCATAATTTCCTAACATATATTGCCAATCTTGCCCCATTGCAAAGTTTTCCTCGCCACAATTTGGATGTGGTTTTGCTACGTTGCCAATGTTTGTATCTGTGGCATTACTCCATCTTCTTAAATTGTAACCACCGTTGTAGGAACCTTCGTTACCACAGTAACCTTTACCCACCTTAGAACTGATTCCCTTTTGTTGAGCATGTGCTGACCAGTGAGTAGAAGAGCTTGGTGTTTCGTTCGAAAAATTAAATTTAATACCCGCACTTGATGTCCAAGCATATCCAAAACTTTCATCAAAAAACGCACCACCTCCGTCAGAACCATTAATAGATGTTACCCCAAATCCACTTACATAACTTTCATTTGATAAATTAAATTTTTCAATTGAAGTAGAACCTCCTGAAATTAAATAAGCAAATTCAGTTTCTTTTTGCATGGTAGCGACGTCACTTCTAGCTGTTCCAGTATTAAACTTTGTTTGATGCGCATAGTTTGTATCATTAAACATGTTGATGGCCGATGTTCTAGTTCCATGAATAGAATCTGGACCTTTCCAAGCTCCGTCGTCGTTTACTGACCAAATGAATAATATTGTTCTATTACATGCTCCGGATGTATAAGATACTGGATAATCCAACAACTCGCCGATGTGTGTTGTTTGACTCGTTGAGTTTGTTGTTTTATGTACGTTTCTCCATGGAGATGAGTCTTTATATCCTCCGGCCAAATATGTATATGCTAAAATTTGTCTATATTTAAATGCAATTGGTACAGGTTCTTGTGCCGCAATTCTTTCCCATCCATTATCAATATTTGATACTCCGGTATATAACATTAAAAAACTACCACTGTTGGATTCTTCTAAATATAAAGATCCGGATAATGGTGAACCTGGTCTATTTGCTCTAGTTCCTTTAGGTGGTCTATTGATAACTCTATCCGATGTTAAACTACCACTAACTTCTAAATTCTCGTATATCATAATTTAAATTATTTTTATGCTCTCCATCCGCAATGGCCCGATGATGTCCCAGCATTTACACCAGGATTTAATCCGCTAACACTGGTTGTTCCTGTGTCTGTTGCATAGAAGAATTTCCAACTTGTATTATTTTGTGCGCCATCATAATTTCCTAACATATATTGATGGTCTTGTCCTAGTGTAAAATTTTCTTCACCGCAGTTTGGATGTGGCTTTGCCACGTTACCTATGTTGGTGTCATTAGCGTTACTCCAACGTCTTAGGTTATAACCACCAGCATAGTTACCTTCGTTTCCCGCATAACCTTTTCCCACTTTTGAACTAATACCTTTTTGTTGTGAATGTGCCCCCCATTGAGTAGATGATTCAATTGTTTCAGTAGCAAAACTCATTTTAATACCCGCTGAAGATGTCCAACCATAACCAAAGTTTTCGTCAGAAAATGCTGAACCACCATCACTACCATTAATTGTTGTTAAATTAAACCCAGTTGAAATTGTTTCTGTACTTAAATCAAATCTTTCAACGGTAGAGCTACCACCAGTAAACATATAGGCGATTTCAGTTTCTTTATGCATTGTACCCAAATCACCTCTAGCGGTTGTTATATCAAATTTAGTATTATGAGCATATTTTGTGTCATTTGCCATATTAATAGCTGAAGTTCTAACACTATGTACATCAGAGGGTCCTTTAAACGCATTATCATTATTAACAGACCAAACAAAAAAGATATATTTACTACAAGCGCCCGATGTATATGTTGCAGGAAAATCCAATAACTCACCAATGTGTGTTGTTTGATCGGTTGAGTTAATCGTTTTGTGAACATTTTTCCAAGGAGATGAGTCTTTATAACCACCCGCTAAAAAAGATGTACTTATTATCTGTCTGAATTTAAAACTAACATTGGCATTTACTTGGGATGATACTCTAACCCAACCACTATCGTTATTACTTACACCAATATAAACCATTAAAAAACTACCACTAGCAGCTTGTTCTAGATATAAAGAACCCGTTTGTGGGCTACCTGGTCTATTAGCTCTTGTTCCTATTGGTGGCTTTGTTACCCCTTGTCCTTTTAAAGACCCACTTATTTCTATATTTTCGTGTAGCATATCTTATAAATACAATTTTTATGTTCTCCAACCACAATGTCCAGATGATGTTCCCCCATTAACTCCCGGAGCTAAACCAGATGGGTTAACAGTTCCCGTGTCTGTTGAATAAATAAATTTCCAACTTGTGTTATTTTGTAAACCATCATAATTCCCTAGCATATACTGATGGTCTTGTCCCATAGTAAAATTTTCTTCTCCGCAGTTACCGTGAGGTTTAGCGACGTTACCAATATTGGTTTCTGTGAAAACATTCCATCTTCTTAAGTTATAACCTCCATTATAGTTTCCCTCATTCCCAGCATAACCCTTTCCTACTTTAGAACTAATCCCCTTTTGTTGACCACTAGCCCCCCATTGTTGATTTGCAGTAAATGTATCATTTGCAAAGAATAATTTATTTCCACTCTCCGATCCATAACCATAACCATAATTTTCATCAGAGAATCCAGACGCACCTAAACTACTTGTTAAAGACGTTGTTGTTGTAATATATGGAGCACCTGCTTGGTAGTATACACTATACATTGTTTCATTTGTTAAATTGAATTTCTCAACGGTCGCAACACCGCCGCCAAAAACCCAAGCGAACTCTGTTTCTTGAAACAACGTTCCTAAGTCGTCTCTAGCATTTGCTAAATCCCATTTTGATTGGTGAGCATATGCTGTTTCATTAACCATATGAACACCTGTTGTCCATGTAGAATGTATTTGTGTTGCCGATTTCCACGCGCCATCTGTGTTTGTTGACCAAACAAATAATATTGATTTACTACAAGCACCCGATGTATAAGATGCTGGGTAATCCATCAATTCTCCTAAGTGAACAGTTTGATCTGTTGCATTAGTTGTTCTATGAACATTTTTCCAAGGGGACGCGTCTTTATAACCGCCAGCTAAATAAGAAAAATTAATTACTTGTCTATATTTGAAACCAGTTCTATCGGTATCTTGTGAACCAACTGGTTCCCATCCAGCATCATAGTTGGATGATGCGGTATATGTTACAACAAAACTTCCACTAGTAGACTCCTCTAAATATAATGAACCAATATCGGGGCTAGTTGGTCTATTTGCTCTAGGCCCTCTAGGTATGATATATTGCCCACTTACATTTAATGATCCACTTACTTCAACGTTTTCTCTTAGCATAATCTAATATAATGATTTTATCCTGTAACTACAAGTCTTCCTGATCTAGAAGAAGCGAAAGTTACTATTACTTGTGTTGATGATATTCTTATATTAGAAGGGAAGAACATATCTCCATTGGTATCGAATACTTGTGCCGTTACGTTTGCAGTACCTAAGTTATGAGTAAATGTTAAACTCGTTACACTTGAGAATGTTGTTGCACTACTTAACGCAACTCTCTTCCAACCGGCCCAAGTACCATTATTCTTACCTCTAACATACATGATACCGGTTCTATAGTCACCATATATTTGATGTTGCCAGCTTGAACTATATATTTGAGAATACAACGCACCATCTGTTGAGTTACCTGTTAGGTTTGTGCTACTACCATCAACATCTGTAACATATGTTAAACCGTTTGAATCTAATGTATTTGCCGCTACACCACTTGTGTTTGTGTTTCTAATTCCTATACCATCAATTTGATCGGCAGACCCTGCAGTCGATGCATAACTTACGGATTGTGAACCAATGTTACTTGTTGTAATTGCATCAGTAATTCCATACCCACTTATTGTTGTTGGTTTACTTGAGACATTGGCAAATGAAATACCAGTAATATAACCATTTGGGTTAGTTGCGTTATATGGGGTGTAACCTAATGCTGTTGTTACCGCACTAGAGTTAATTCCGGTGATATAACCAGGACCATTACTAAGTTGATTTAAGTTAGTTAAATTACCCGCATGATAAACCGTGTTACCACCATATGTTAATGCGCCAGTACTTGCTCTACCAAGAGCAGTTGCATCACCATTACCAAATACTATATATGCATTAGCCGCATTTTGTACACCTTGTATTCTAAATGTATTAGCTGCGTTTATGTCACCAATCCAAACGTCATCTCCTATACGGAAGTTTGTTCCGTTACCATTGTTACTAGTAATAACTTGATCAAATGTTGGAGTACTTGTAGTTAAAACTGCCTGATTTAAAACTGAACCATATCCAGTGGTAGATGATAATGTTATTTGACTTGATCCCGATACCAATCCTGAAGGTATGCTACTTATTGATCCAAAAGTTATTTGACTTGAACCCGATACTATACCACCCGGTATTCCTGATATTGAACCGTAAGTTATTTGTGAAGACCCAGACACAACACCACTTGGTAATTGAGCAGAACCAGACCAAATTCCAGTTCCTGATAATACTTGTGAACTACCTGAAACTAAACCACTAGGAACTCCTGTAATTCCGCCAAACGATATTTGTGCAGAACCAGATACAACAGATATTCCATTAAAGAATGCTCCCGAATGTATTGTAGTTCCAGCTAAAACCTGTGAAGATCCTGACACAACACCTGCTGGTAATTGTGCTGATCCAGACCATATCCCCGTTCCTGCTAATACTTGAGACGATCCCGATACTAAGCCAGTTGGGATGCCGTTAAGGCTTAAGAACGAAATTTGTGATGAACCGGAAACAAGCGCTGGTTTATCTGTTATCCCGTTAAATGAAATTTGTGCAGATCCTGAAACCACACTTATTCCATTAAAAAATGCGCCTGAATGTATTGTTGTTCCAGCTAATACTTGTGATGAACCTGATACCGTACCAGCTGGTAATTGCGCTGACCCTGACCAAATACCTGATCCCAATAATACCTGAGATGACCCTGACACCACACCCGATGGTAGTTGCGCTGAACCTGACCATATACCTGTACCAGATAATACTTGTGATGATCCAGATATAACACCATCGGTATTCATCTTTGATTTAACACCATTAGTAAAATGTGAAGAACCTGTATCTAAAGTTAATGTTCTCGTTGCCGCAATTGTACCACCACCACTTAAACCGCTACCAGCAGAAATTGAAACAGCTGTGTGATCAACGTGTTGATTCGAATCATAGTTTGTTGTTGCATTATGATTTACTTGTGACGAGCCACTAATAACACCATCACTATTTAATTTAGATTTAATAGTTGTGTTGATTGAACTAGTAAATGAATTCAACGAACCAGTACTTGTTTCAACATTATTAATTCTAGTAACTTGTGTATTAAATTCAGTTTCTCTTACTAATCTTTGTTCAGATCCTAATTGACCGGCAATCCAGTAATCATTTGTTGCATCCCATAAAAGCGAACCAGAAATTTGACTTACTCCGGTTGTATCTTTAACTCTTAGACCGGCATTAGATGCTCCAGCGCCATTAAGATTAATTAAATTGTTATCAACATCTAATGTCGATGTATTAACGTTTGTTGTGGTTCCTTTAACCAATAAGTTACCTCTAACAGTTAAGTTAGAACCCGTTAATTCTATTGCTGTTAATAATGAGGAAGTAAATGAATTTAAACTCCCTGTTGCGATTTGAATTGCTGTTATATTTGGACTGGAAACATTACCAGTTGAAATAAATGTACCAGTTACTTCAGTATTTGAATTTATAGATACCTTGGTACCTGTGTCAGTGATATTACTATCACCAACATGTTCATCTATTGTTGATTTAACTAATCTATTGTTTGTTAAATGAATCTCGTTGCCTAAATCGTCAAAAGTCTCTGGACCCATTATTAACAATGCTGATGTTACAGATGACTGATTTTGATGAACAAATATCCATTCATTTTCAGTAGCGTCAAATAATAACGAACCAGACACCTGTGGTGAAGAACCACTATCAATAACTGCAAGACCACCGAATCTTAGTGCCGGGTTTTGCGCGTTAACTGTTATGATATTATCCGCTATATTAACAATGGACGAACTAATATGTTGAATTGAAGATGATCCAGCTACTATTAAGTTTTCTGAAATATATAATGATCCGGTAATTGTTTGACTACCTTGATACGTATTCGATCCAGTAGTTGCATAACTACCAGTTTTACCTTCAATAGAATCTAATCTATTATTTTGACCTAAATTTACTGTTGCAACAGATGAAGATAAACTTCCAATACTTGAGCTTAACCCAGATGTTGTTGTTGCAACGCTTGAACTTAAAGAACTTATTGAAAGTGTTAACCCACTTGTTGTTGTTGCAATACTAGAACTTAATTCGTTTGTTGTTGTAGCAACAGAAGAACTTAGTCCATTGATTGCAGTACCTACACTAGAGCTTAACGCGCCGATACTTGTAGATACACTTGAGCTAAATGTTGAATATCCAGTAGTTCCTGTAATTAAAACCTGTGCACTACCGGATACTACTGATTCTGTATTAAGTTTATTTTTAATTGTTGTATCAATTGAGCTGGTGAATAAATTTAAACTACCAGTTGAAGTTTCGATACTGCCTAATCTATTGTTTTGTGTATCGTTAGTAGAACTAAGTGATGAAGATATACTACCAACACTTGAACTTAATCCAGACGTTGTTGTTGCAACACTTGAACTTAATGCCCCGATACTTGTTGATACGCTTGAGCTAAATGTGTTATATCCTGTTGTGCCAGTAATATTAACTTGAATACTGCCAGATATTACTGATTCAGTGTTTAATTTGTTTTTAATTGTGGTGTCTATTGAACTAGTAAATGTATTTAAACTACCTGTAGAAGTTTCAATAGTGCCTAGTCTACCATTTTGAGTATCATTAGTAGAACTAAATGATGAAGATATTGTTCCAATACTAGAACTTAACCCAGATGTAGTTGTAGCTACCGATGAACTTAAAGATCCAATTGAGGAACTAAGACCAGATGTTGTTGTTGCAACAGAAGAACTTAATGAACCAATACTAGAACTAAGACCAGAAGTTGTTGTTTCAACGCTAGAACTTAAAGAACTTATTGATAGAGTTAAACCACTGGTGGTTGTTGCAATTGATGAACTAAGACCAGATGTTGTTGTGGCTACTGATGAACTTAGTGAACTTATGGATAAAGTTAAACCACTAGTTGTAGTTGCAACTGATGAACTTAAAGAACCTATAGATGAACTAAGACCAGATGTTGTTGTTTCAACGCTAGAACTTAACGCACCAATACTTGTTGATACACTTGAACTGAATGTTGAATAACCTGTGGTTCCAGTTAATATAACTTGAATTGATCCAGAGATAACGTTTTCTTCGTTCATCTCATTCTTAATTCTGGTATCTATTGAGCTGGTAAATGTGTTATATGACGATGTAGAATTTTCAATTGCAAATAACCTACCATCATTTGAAGAGGTATATGAATTAAATGTTGTTTCATCTAACTTTCCAGTACCAATTGCTTGACCATTTAGCATTATTGACCCACTTATATTAGCGGTACCAAAAAGATTAATTGACCCTGTGACATCTACAGATCCGGTTACAACTAATGAACCACTTGTTCTTTGAATGTTTGTAAAGTTGTTCGACCCAGTTGTGGCATACATTCCCGTATCTACATTGGTAAGGTTAACACTAGATTGGGCATTTAAAAAATCAGAATAAACTGTAATGGAATTACCCATTCCAACGTGATGGTCACAGAAATAATATAGAGTTGATGGGGTAGCATCAGTAACATCGATCTGAACGTAAAATGATGGAGTTGATCCAGTTGTTACTCCCGTGGTATATACCACACCACCATTATGCTCACCGTCATTAGTTATAGAAAAAAGTAATGGGTGAACATTGTTATTATCAAAATAGAATCTATATTTAAATCCTCTAATAAATGATAGCTTTGGATTTTTAACCCCATTAACGTAGTATTTTCCTCCCCCATCTGTAAGAGTAATTTCAACAATATCATTACCACCTAAGTTAAAGTTGTTAACTTTTAATGTACCAGTTATTTCGGTGTTTGTATTAATCCTTAAACCGTCCGCACTTGAAATAGATGCGGTCGCACTACCATCAGCAATTCTTGTTAAATTAAGCCCAGTAACCCCACTAGCAGGAATATTGTATAAACCACTACCATCACCTTTAAACGATCCGGTAAACGCCCCAGTAGTATACGAACCAGTAAATGTCTGGAAACTAGAGGTTAATAGATACATTGCAGCATGTGAAGCTGAAACAGCGTTTTGTGAGGTACCGGAAATTGTTGCAAACAACGTACCAAGTACCGTTAAATCACCTGAAATTTCTCCCGAACCAGATACTGATAGGGAGCCCGATATGTGTGGATCAAATATATTCATCTAAATGTGTTATTATACTTAGATAAATACTTTGGAGTTCATATTATGGCCGAATTATATTAAGGGATTGTCTTTGGTTAGGTAACGACCGCTGAATGGGAATATATGGTCGGTTTCAATATTAAAATGGTCTTTAATATCATAAATGCCCTGACCTAAGTATAGATCTTCATATGTAATAGAGTTTAATCCCCTTTCTTTAATAAAATTTTGAAATTTTTCTTTAACATCTTTCTGGATATTTTCATAATAATCCAATATTTCCCCCTCTGAAATGGTTTCCCTTAATCTCTCTACCGTATATTTTGAATGCCACTTATTTGTTTTAAATGCATATAATAATGAACTGACTTGTTCAAACCAGTTTTCCCTGTACAAGCATATTATTTTGTTACTTTTTTCAATCAACGGGCTAAAATTCCTATCTGTGTGCCAAAGTTCTTTTATTATATAGTTTTTGTTGGGTGTTATCCAAGAAATATCGTTCCCACTAATGTCTTGTGTATATCTTGTTTCTTCTGGGTTAAAGGGTTCGTGAATCGCTTCGAAGTTTGGTAATGCAACAGAAAACCAGTTTAATAAATTCTGGCTACCACTTCTACCTTCTGCAATTATTGTATAAATCATATTAATTTATTGCTTATACTTCCACCTTTATCTAATATTGCTAATAACTTTTCTGCAACCTCTCTTTGTGTTTTTTCTGAAAAATGACCATCGTTTATTTCTCCGTCTGTTTCGTCTCTAATAGTGGTGATTGGTAAAATTATGTTTTCAACTTTCATACCATCTTCAGAGTTGTTCATATAAAAGGGCGACCATTGGATTAAAACATTCTTTTTAAACAAATGATCAACCAATTTAATTATTTTATTATGTTCTTTAACATAATTTACATGCGATCTGTGTACCAACATTTCTTCAATAGTGGATTGACTCACATCAAAATCTATATTTTTATATGGGATTAATATTGTACTAGGTAAAACCCCTTGAAAATTATTATGTTTGTTTACCATTCTAAATCTTATGTGGCTAGTCCATCCCACGATAATAATGTCATCTTCTTTAATAAAATTCAAAGAATCAATAATAGAATCTAATATACATCTATTATCTGTTCCGCCACGGCCAAGATTCTTAAGTGGCATACCCAGTGTTTCGGATATAATATCACCATAAACTTTTGGTACATACCCCTTCCAATCACAATACTTATTTCTCCAATCATTTGAATTTGGGTACGGAGCATATGATGCGGTATAGCTATCGCCAAAGGTCCAAATCCTTGTCATTATATTATACTTTGTTTTATGTCAATCAATTCATACATATTATGAAACACATACGGATTTAGTGCAATTTTATTTAATTTATTAATAAATAAAGAATACTCAGGATGATTCTCATCCCAGATCTTTAGTATTTTAAATGTTTCTTCACTAAACGTACCCCAGTTGGTTATCTTACCAAAGAATACCTTTGTTTTACTACCGAAAATCCCGTAAATTAAACTCACAAAATCTTCCATTTCATTGTAGTTTGTTTGTTGAACAACAAAAGAACATTTTACATATTTCATTGTTGGTATTGTTGAGATAAATTTTAAATTAGATATCAAGTTATCCCAGTTACCACCCAATCTAGTCACATTTTCGTACGTATGTTTAGTTCCAGCATCTATACTTATTTCACATGTCTTAACATATTTGTGAATATTTGGCATACTATCCCACATCTCTTGATTCCATAAGCTAGCGTTAGTGTGTAAATGGATTGTCTTTAAATTGGGGTATTTTGTTGGATCAAAATTTCTTAAAAAATTTCTATAAGAAACCGAAGCAAATGGATCTGCGGTACCAGAACAATAGATTGTCTCTATTGAATCGGAATATGCTCCTTCAATTTCTTCAATTGTTAAATTAATTTTCTTTATCTTATCAGTGTTTGCAACAATCATATCAACTCTACATGATGGGCATTTATAATTACATGTTCTATCAAAAGACATTTGTATAATCTTTGGCCCCTCAGACATATAACCCTCTTGTTGTTCATAATATTTTTTAATATCATCATCTAACTGGTTAATATGTTTAATGGGTCCAAGGTTGCTCACGTTTAGATTAACCAGCTTGGATAAAAACGGACACTGGGTTTTATCACAGTGTCGGTAGGAACCGTCAATAACAGATTTTCTTATTTCAATAGCTTCATCGGAATTCCATAATGTTTCTAATGGGACGTTTTTCGGTAATTCTTTTTTTAGCCAACTAGCACAACACATAAAATTTTTGTTTTCATGTATTTCGAGTGCTTGAAATGGAACCGTACAAACGTATTCTTTTAAATCTATTTTCATTATATAATACTTCTTTTTTTACCAATCATTCGTAGTCTTTCTTCACTATCTTTATCGAATATGTCTTCATAATATGTGATTGGTATATCTAGTTTTACTGATAGTTCATTAATATCTTTATTCCATTTTACAATATCATTATAACATAGTTCAAATACTTCAGATGGTACTTCTTCATAAACATATGGTTTGTTTGAATTATATTTCTTCTTTTTTGAAAAATATGTCTGATAAGAATGCGATTCCGCACATTCCAAAACATTTTTTCTCGTTAATAATATAACTTCATCAAATTGTTTAGTCAATTCTAAATTATCATTATGATGACATAATATTGTTTTAACCACCACATCTTTTTCATTATTGTAACTAACTCTGTTACTACCATCAAATGGTTCAAACAAAGGTTTTAACCCCTTTTCTTTTGCTAATTTATATAATAAAGAGGTTGATCCAGTTCTTGGTAATGCTATTATTAATATGCTCATAACAGCGTGTTACTAGTTTTAATTTTAGGATAATTAAAATCAGTTTCAGTCATCCAAACATTTAATGCATATCTCACACCTTTCGTTACTGGCAAAACCCCGTGAAAGGTTTCTGATCCATTAAACGAAATGCTGTCTCCTAATTTTAAGTCAAACAACATCAATCCGTTTAAGTTTTCAAAATCATAAGGAGGGTTTTCTTCGTTTGTTAATACGAATTGACCTCCTTCAAAATCATCAGATAGAACAATAACGGTAGTCAATTCACTTGATTTATCTTTATGAAGATTTAAATACCTACCATCATAGTACGATGTTAGGCTAATATTAAAGTTTTTTAAATTAAATGTTGAATAATCAAACCACAATTTATAGTCTCCGTTTTTATAATTGTTTGTTAGTAAATCAATTATTCTTTTTTTAAATTCTGGTTCATAAATTCTTCTACAGTCCCAATTTTCAGATGGGTTATATGAAAATGGTTCACCGAACTCAAGACAGAAGTTGATTATATCTTTAGCCACTTCGCGATCACAAAAACCATTATTTATGCTATAGTTCATATTAAGTAAGAATTTTTTGTTTTATTCTGCACCAATAGATCTCCATCAATTATAAATTTATATAGCTCATCAGCAATCAATTCATAACCAACGCCGCTTGGATGTTTACCAGCTGTACTATCTACCCAATGATTGTTGTCTTCCCACACATCCTTTCTTTTTGTGTCAATTAATAAATTGGCCATTGTTTTATTTCTATAACCCCAGTACCTATCACTATCAATCAAATGAGTTTTATTTGAAGAATCCTCAATATTTTTATTAATGATTGTATCAAATGCGTCGCAAAAAACATACCTAATCCCCAACTCTTTAAACATAAATTGTAGGTGTAAAATGTAGTTTTGATTTACAATATCGTAGTAGGTTTCGTTAAACAAATTACTAATATAGTAATCCCTGAAGTTTTTCTCTGCTCTATTGTATTTTGCATTATCACCAGCAACACCGTCAAAAATATATTTAAACAAATGTTGTTTACTTTTATATCTTTTACCCCAAATATGAAAATTGTTTTCGCTTGGGAAAAATGGTAATTGATCTCTTAAAGATGAGGACCACATAATAACAACAAAATCATCTGAAGTGATGATTTCGTTTTTTAATTGATAACAAACTGTGTTGAATATTGCATTATTTGAAAACGCACCTACACCGTTATTTTTAAATTCACAATTAAGTAATTTTGATAAGTGTTTGGGCCAGCAGTATTCTTGTCTTATGCTCGTTCTTTCTTCGGGTATTTCAGTTTTTTTCTCCTCTTCAAGATTACCACCTACTCCTTCAGTCCAACTGTCACCAAAAGTAAGTAACTTCATAAATTACATTATGATAAATGTTTTTCTTTAATCTTATTTACAACTGACTGAAATGCAGATGCTACCTTAGTTTTAAGGCTGGAGCTTAACGGGGTAATGTTAGCTTTTATTGTATTTGCTGGTCTTTCTACTCTTTTATTCTGTGCCATATCTATTTTTTTTATATATTTTTTTTAAAGTTTAGGTAATGGTGTTTGGTCGCAAGTAGGGCAATAATTTGAACAACACCAATGACCACACGGATTATAACAACACCAACAGGAGTTGTGCATTATACCAAATAAACCATTTCCAATATCGACTAAAAATAAATCAGAATCCTCAAAATCTAAATCATAAATGGTTTTTTGCGCATGAACCATTTCTAAGTTACTAATTCTTATTGTTTCTAGTTGGTTTGTAGTATTATTTCTAACAACTAATTTATCACCAACACGCATGTTATTAACCTTATCCCACCTAGTAGATGATAATCCATCTTCTTCAAAATAATAAGTTGCGGAAGGTGAGTCGTCCCAGGTTAAACCGTTTTCTAGTGTTATTTGTATAAAAATAGTATCTACTGACACACTTCGTTTTCCAACAAGTGTTGACTGTACCTCTGATAAACTTTCAACAGTTTTTGCTACCGTGCCATCCCAGCCGAATGTGGTTATAGATTCAGCATCGTTTATTGAAAATCCACTTAAATCAGTGAAATCTATTGATTTAACATAATCACCCAGTTGTATAGTATCAACATCTACAAGTGTACCTGTGTAACTTAATATCATTGTATCGTCATCAACATGATAATCTATTGTTGCGAAATTACCCAATTGTTTGTTTATGTATTTGTATCTGGTTTTTTGATTGTACTTTTTAGTACCCTCAATAAATTCATTAGACGAAAAATTTAATGGTATTATTGTACTTTGTTTATACCCACCCATATTAATTACATCTAATTCTCCACCATAAATTATGTCAATACTTCTTATAACACTCCATCTACCGTCAACAACATTTTGTTCATCATAAATGAATTCCTGAATAAAATGGTCAACTACGAGTTCATTTTTTAATGTGTCTAGTTCCTCTTGTGTACTTAATTCATATAATTCAGGATACTGCATAGTAGAATATGCGGGTGATTTAGATTTAATAACATAGTTTGGTTGGTTTGGATTCAATAAATTTATTTCATCTATTGTATCCATACCTAATGATATGTCATTAAAAAACGTTTTTGGAAAATAAGTTGAGCCACTCATTAAATTAGCGAACTCAAACTTGTCAGCACAATAGGTTTCATCAACTAGAGCAGTTGTATCAAATGCTTGTCTTAAAATAAATTTATTAGCAGCGTCCTCAATATATGGTACTGTAACTGAACTTTCTGGAACCACGTAAGGGTAATAGGTAATGTTGTTTTCCAAACATTTTTCTTTTAATTTATCCTCAAATACAAATGAACCCGCATTTAATGGTAAGTAGCTACTACCAGCGGTATATATGAAATGTAATTCTGTTATTTCATTTGCTACCAAAACAGCAAAAAACGGATCATAATCCAACAATTCAGCACCATCATTGAAAATGGTTGTGTTTGTATTTATTTCTATAATTTCTACCGAATCGTTTTTTTCTAATAGATCGGTTCCTATAATTGTACCCTTCATAATGTATTGTTAATTATTAAATATAAATATTAGAAACAATATTTTAAAGATTTCTAATGAAATATATGTATATATAATTTTATTAAATCAATGTTTTAATTCTTTTGGGGTTGTCAAAATTACCATATATGGTATCGTACCTTTTTTTGAAATACTCATCATTTAAAATAGAACATTCAAAATGTTGGCTTGAATTGATTTTTTCAAGTTTAAAATCGATCATTAAAGTGTCTGAAACCCATTTTTCTAGTTCGTCAAGTTTGCTTATATCAAACCATTTTATTGAAGTATCATGATTGTGATAATGAGATAATGGGGTTATCATCATATAAATCATAGCCGTAACATATGGACCTGTTTTTTTTACTCCGGTTTTATTAAAAAACTCTTTAATCCAGCCATATTTTCTCTCATTAGAAACTAAATCGTTTTCAGTATAACACATTAATTCATCTATTTTTAATGATTTAAATATGTTAAATGTTTCCATTTCATTTACCCTGTAGAGTTCATCAATTATGTGTTTCCATAATGAGATGTACCTATCATAAGGGTTTCTTCTGACCGAAATAACTGGTAAATCGTTACCAAATTTTTTCTTTAAATTTTTAATTCGTTCGTGAGCGTGTGTTAAGTTGTCTGCGATTGATTCGTTATCGGCATCTACAGAAATTTTAGGGGGATTTAGTGTATGAATAATATCATCATAATATTTAATATCTAACCCGTTTTTAAGACACGCAATATGGAAAGATGTTGACGAACATCTAGGTAAATTTAGGTATATAAACTTATTTTCTACTAACATTATATTAAACTTTTGGTTTGTTTTGATAGATCCATGCGAACACTACCAGCTAAAACTATTCTATCTTTATTTGAATTTGGTGCGTAATTGGGTACATGCGGAAGATCCCCCTTCATTATTATTATATCACCATCTTCGGGTAATATAGAGTAGATCTTGTGGTCTACATCTTCCATAAATAGTACCCCATCGTCCCCGCTTAAATTATTTGGCATCTGTATGTAGCAAACAAAGGTATAAAATGGGGGTGGTAGTTTATTTGCTATATTTAAATCAACATGATTATGAAACACCAATGAACCATCTTTTTTATAATTCTTTTGTACTGGATCTTTGAATCTAACAACATTTACCCATACGTCAGTTTTAAGTTCATTAAATGGTTCATCAAACAATTCAATACACGCATTCAGACCGTCTATCATTAATTGATCTAACACATTTTTTATTTCAACTGCAATATGGTTTTTGTAATCTAATTTATTATTTATATAATACGCATAACCATCAGTACTAACTTTTGACATTCTTTTTATTAGATCTTCACATTCCGTTAGCATTTTATCTTTATTTGTTATATCAAATGTTGACTTCCATATTGACAAAGATGGACTAAACACAATTTCTTTAGGCGGTGTCATATTAATGTTTTTTCCTTTTTTAAAAAATTATTATTCAAAATGTGTGTATACTGTTCTTTAGTAAATGTCACCATATTACCAACTATATCAAACACATCCAAAATCTGTTCTTGAGTATTAAGTTTTGAATAAACTTTTTCCAATATTAGAGGTATTTTTTTACCACGATATGTTTTCCAGAAAATGGTATCATTTCTGGAACAATTATAATGATGGCGTAAAAACATCATGTTTTGATAATTGTATCTATTAACATTATGATTGTACTCATCTCTTTTTGAATAATCAAATATATCTTCTGGTAAATGTCTTAATTGATATATAATTGTCATTATTGATGTTGCTTCTAGCGGTTCTAAAAATCCACTGGATAATCCAATTGCCAAACTATTTTCTACCCAAACATTTTCGTATGCCCCAGCATTAAATTTGATCTTTTTGTTAATCGTTATACTCTCATTTGAATATAATCTTGAGATTTCAGAAGCAATTTTTTTGTCATCAACCATCTGATCGTTATATAGATATCCACAACCCCATCTATCTTGAAGGGGTATTTTCCACATCCATCCATAGTCAATTGCTTCAGCAATGGTTCTTTGATTAATCTCCTTATTTGGTTTGTTTATAAAAAATGGTAAAGCGGAATTAATTAATAGCTCATCTTCATAAGAATTCCATTTTGTTTTATATAATTTACCGATAATTAATCTAGAAAATCCAGAGCAATCAAATACAAAATCCGAAACTATTTTATTACCACAATTTAAAACTATTGTGTTAATATTATTATCGACATTAATGAATTCAGATATTTCAGCATCTATGTGGTTTACCCCCCTTTCCAGACTTTTGGTTTTTAAAAACTCAGCGAATAAACGAGCGTTAAAATGATATGAATATAAATCATTTTCTAAACCATCATAACCAAACCCATGTACGAAAGAATGATTTAAATCATTATGCCACTTGTCAAAAATAATACCGTATTTTTTGGTTCCATTAACTTTTTCTAAAAATTCTTCTTCATTAAAGCCAAAATCATCAACAATAATCGATTTAAGATTTGGTGTGCCCCCTTCTCCAGCGCCTAGAATGCCGATTACTGTACTTTCAATTAAAGTAACATTATAATTAGGATATTTTCTTTTTAAAAAAAACGCACTCAACCACCCAGCAGTTCCACCACCAACTATTACAATATTTTTCATTATATTAATGTTTTTTCAATTTTAGGTAAATCATAATAATCATAAACAGTATTATAATAGTGTATAAACTCATCGTTTAATTCTAATTTACATTCTATTTTATCGTTCGAATTTAACTTTTTTAATTTAAAAGTTTTTTTAGTTATATTCGATACCCAATTTTCTAATTTTGTTAAATCATTTATATCAAACCAAGTTATTTCTTTATCATTATTATGCCAATGTGCCATTGGTGTTAATAATATATCTATAACATTTATAACATATCCTTCAGTATTAAGTGATAAATCACTTGGTAGTATATATGTTTTATTTTTTATTAAGTCATTATTATAAAGATAACTTATAATTTTTTCATATCTAGTAACTGATGATTTTAAATCATTTGTATCAAAAAAAAACAAATCTCTTGCTGATATCTCTGAAAAATGTTTTGAAATTTCAGGGAATCCGGCTCTTTCTAAGTCAAAAATTAAATGTTTAAAATAAGAATAAAAAGATTCATGTCTGTTTCTGTGTATTGATATTATTGGATATGAATTACCATATTTTTTTTTTAAATCAACAATTTTTTCATGTCCATGTGATATATAATCCATAATATTTGACTCATCTATAGTATTAAAGTCAATTTTTGAATTATTAATACTCCAATCTATCGGGCCAATATTTTTTACATCTAAACCATTTAATAAACAAGTAAAATGAAAAGACGTAGATGCCCTTCTTGGTAGAGAAACAAATAAAAATTTATTATCTATGAGCATTATATAAGTGTCTTTTTAAAATTTTCTATCTCTTTAAGTGAAACCCAATTAACTAGTGAATATCTTGTTCCACTCGTTACCGGCATCACTCTATGTCTTATATTTGAATAAAATATATACATTGTACCAATACCCTTATCAAGCTGAATAGTATTATCGCCACTCTCATCTTTTAATTGGAGATAACCCCCTTCATATTCATCATTCAATTGTATAACTATAGAAACAAATCTATTTTTAGTTTCTCCGGTCTTTTTAGAATCGGTGTGCCAATCATAATATTCTCCAGTCTTGTACTCCGTAAATTGATATGGTCCCAAACCAGTAACTTCAAACCCTTTTACACGAATCAAATTTCTTAAACATTCTTTTAACTTATCATCAATTATATCTATGTTATCAATAAAAGCAACTGAAGACTTTCTAGCATTAGCGTCATTACTACCAACCAAACCAGGTTTTAGTTCTAACTCGTTTCTATATTTCTTTAAAATTGATTCACATTCCTCTATTGTTAAGAAGTTTTCATAAGTGTGTAGTTTTTCCATTTATAAATCTTTTTTATTTAGACCATACTTAATCCATTTATACCAAATTCTTTCATGTAAATAATATTGTATGGGTTTATATACCAATTCAGCAACACCAAAAGCGGCACCAACTTTAATTGACCCGCTTACCCACCACATTATGATAAAACCAATTAATGTACTTATCACTCTATATGAGATTGTTTTAGCTATGTGTCTCTTCCTCTCTACTATCATTTTTTTCAATATTATATACAATTGAATCCCCATTAGAATCAATATATTTTTTTCTAATTGCGGTCCCACTTATTTTTTCAATTTCTTTAGGTGGTTCGTGGTAAATAACTTCGTACCCAACTCCTCGACCATAATTAACAGATTCGATATCTGGTATAATTGATATTTGAATTCTCTGCGCATTATCTCTAAAGAACTTCTCTTCAGATAAATCCATCATTACTTGTTGTGCCGTTTTGGGATTATTTTCATCTGTTGGGACATTTCTAATAGCCACCCAGATATCTTTACCCTTTTCTAATTGTTGGTTAATTAACCATTCGTGTCCTTTGTGCCAATTTTGCCATCTTCCGATGTACAAGGCGTACTTTTTGCTCATAATTTATAGGTATTTTTTAATTTTTTGGAAGGAAAGATATTGATCTTCATTTGTTGTGTCCGCATCAATATAATTTTCAATTGGTGGTTCATAATTTTGAACATGAAACTGTTCTCTACCCCTAATATTTAACGTGTGAACGTAAATCTCTTTAATGTTATTTCCCATTCTTTGCTTAAAAGATTCTCGTTGATCTCTATATGGGGAAACCAATGATACTATTGGTGTGAAGTTCTTATGATGTAAGAACAAAGCTAAATCTTGTGCTTTTTCTATATTCTTTCTCCTACCCTCTTCGGAATAATCTTTGTTCTGATATACGTCTCTAATATCATCGCCATCAATAATGATTCCGTTGTTGTAGTAGTGTGCTTTTAACCACTCCGCTAGCGTTGTTTTTCCTGCGCCTGGTTGTCCTGTTAGCCAAATTATCATAATACTATTAATATAATGAAAAAATTTCAAAATAAGAAATGTATCCTATATGATTTTCAGCATCTCATCAGCCAATACTTGATGCCCCTTTTCACCCCAATGATAATCCCATACTAGATTTTTTGTTTCCTCTTTGATTGTTATTTGTCTACCAATATGTTTTAGTTCACAATTGAGTACGTTATATTCATCGATCCAACACCAATCAATAACTCTATTATTTTTAAGTGAAAATTTAACCAACTTGATTATATTATTCATTTCTGTAATATATTTTGGGTGGTCTCTGTTAAGTATAATATCTTTGATCGACGCTATTGAGTAATTTGAAATTCCAACCGTGGGTTGATTTACATGACCGGGGTTTAAACATTCCCATTCTCCGTTTTCATTAACAACCCTAGTTCTAAACCAATCCGTCCAGCCAATTAAAACAATATCACCATCTTTAATATTATGTATGTGTTCAATTAATTTATCTAATATTGTGTGATTGTCAGATCCACCACTAGCTAATGGGATAATATCCATGTTTAATTTTTCCCCCAGTATTTCATAATAAGTTTTAGGTACATACCCCTTGAAATCACAATATTGTTGGTAATAACTAAATGGTGTACTAAATGAGTCACCGAATACCCATAAATTCTTCATGTACCTAATATAATTTAAAATAGATTAAAAGTAAAATTTAAACAAATAAAAAACCCCCCGTTAATAGGGGGGTATTGCGTCCAAACGGAGAGAAATTAATTATAACGCGTCATTATCGAAAACTTCTAAATAGTGATATTCTTCAGTCTCAGTTTTTAAACAAATCACCGTGACTGCTGGATCAAATGTAGATAAAGCTAAATTAGCTTTAACAAAGTCAAGCGCTTCTTCTTTTGTCTCAAACTCATTAGGTAATGTTTCCATTACCGGAATGTCCACTGTGGACTCTGATGTTAAACCTCTTAATTTAATTGCCATGTTTTATTTTTTCTTACTAATAAATATCAAAAATTAATTTAAAATTTTATATATACTTATATATTTTTTAATATTTTATAAATCATTTCTTTATTATGATCATAAAACTTTTCATTACCGAACAGGTGTACATAATTATTGTTTTCTTTAAGAAAAGATGCTGGTACATCTAAAGAACGAATTAAACACCCAAAATGATACTGAGCAATAATGAACCTAATTTTTCTCATAGCATCTACATTTTCTTTTTCAAATGGTTCTATGTGTTTAACAAAATAACTATTAATACCCCTGAACTCATGAATGAATAGATCTTTGATTTTTTGATCATTGAATTTAATCAGCCCGGTATTGCATGCAATATCATTATTATAATTAAAATGCGGAAAGAAATATTTGGTGTTATATTTTTCAAATATACGTTTTAAGTCGCCATACCCATTATACTTGTTGTTTTCTTCTTTTAAGATATCTTTATTTGTTTCTGGAAAATCAAAATAAACCTGATTAACATCCGAATCTGAAAATACTAATCTTTCGTGTAAAATTAAATCACCATCAATAGTTACACAATCTAAATCATGCTGTGTGTGGATATATAATTTAAGATCATCTACTATTTCAAAATGTATTGGTGTGATATCGTAAAAATGATCAACATATCCCTGAAATTTATTAATTGCCACATCATCACCATAAAAGTGCACCTCGTAACCTAATTGCTTTGCTCTTAACATTGATGCACGATATAAATCGTACATATATTCTGTTGCGCCATATAAATTCATCCTACTATCAAAACTCCAAAATAATTTAATCTCCATGTTTTACAATTTTTATATGACTCTTTTTAAGTGCAAATGATAGTGCTAACCCTTCTGCATTACCTATGTTTGGATAATATGGGTTAGTTTCTCTACTAATTATGCTTTGGTATTCAAATATTGGTTTTATTTTTTCAACGTTTAATATTATATCATATATGTCCTCGACATATGGTACATAAAAAACCTCTTCGGAAAATGTATCAATATCATAATCTAAATCATTCTCAATACAATAGTCAACAAATGGTTTAAAATGTTGGCCATGTGAATAATGTTTTTTAAACTCCCTACCTTCTGGCCAACAGTTTAATATTTTAAAATATGGGCCAAAAGAAAATTCTTTAAGAAATTCATTAGAAAACATATCTAACCTATCAGCGTCAACATATGTAACTGGTTGTTTATGTTTTTCAACAAGTCTCAATACAAACAATAATTTATGGAAATATGAAAATACTTTATGTTTGTATAACTCTATTTCACATTTTCCATTTATTTTATCCGGATAGTCTGTTAAGACATGGATATCCCACTCATTTCCAAAATTTGCAATAATATAATTTGCTGCATCAATGTAGGCTTGACCAACAGCAACAATTGCTAGCTTATTTTTCTTCACGTGTGCTTAAGTTAAAGTTAATACATATTCTTTCTTTCTCGCCATAAAATGGGTGTACTTCGTGTAGAATATCCCCTGGCCACAACATAATCATTCCTGTTTCAGGTTTAACAAGATAAGATTTATTTCTGGTGTTAAAAGAAAATCTCCCACTATATGGTTGATACTTGTCTGGGCTACCATCACTAATATAATATCCACCAGCCCAGATATTTCTATGTTCGGTCGGATCTAGGTCATATCTTAAATGATTGTGCAGAACTTTATAGTCAGCATTTTTATAAAACTGCAACCAGCTCTCATC